CACTTCATCTCCAAGTGGAGAAGATGGAGTGTATGGCGGCGGAGGCGGAGGAAGTGGTTTCAAAGAAAACACTGGTAGTTCTGGTGGAAATGGAGGACAAGGATTGATCATATTATATTATACAAACAATACAATTTAAATTAAATAGGGCCTGGAAGTGAATCCAGGCCCATTTGTTTATAAAATAGTTTAAAAATAATATAAAACAAAAATTCCTTGTCCTCCAGAATTATCTTCATCTATGCTATCACTTTTACCAGTTCCTCCAGCACCATAACCTCCTTTATAAGATTTACCAGAAAGTCCACTTCCTCCATCTCCATAACTTCCTCCACCTCCACCTTGTCCATATACACCTTGATAACTCCCATCTCCACCTTTTCCAGTACCACCTAAAGCGAACAATGGAATTGACATTGAAGACCCTATAGGATTTGTACCAGCAGGGCCTCCTTTAATTACACTACCAACACCATCACCGCCTTTATAAGAAGTGTTGTTTATTGTGGAAGGATTTATAGAAGACACTCCTTGTCCACCAATACCACTTTTATCACTACTTGATATAGATCCAGCTCCGTTTACTCCGCCACCTCCGCCACCTCCGTATTTTACACCTGGAGTATAATTACCTCCGCCTCCACCAGCGCCTGGTTTAGATGCATTGTATCCATCACCACCAGCACCACTTAAATCACCATTATTAGTACCATAATAACCACCACCGGCTTTGATACTAATTCCTGATAAAATCAGAATTGAATCAAAGCCATTTCTTTCCGCTCCTCCATTTCCAATTTTATATTTAATATTTTGATTTTTATATTCACTTGGACTAGCATCTGAAACATATAACAAAGCACCTCCACCTCCACCTCTTCCACCTCTACTAGTAGCAGATTCACCACTACCACCACCACCAACTACTAAAACATTAACATTTTCAAAGGTGATATCCATAGATTCAGAATAATTGGTTTCTGTATTCAGTGGGGTCGTGATCTGTACAAGTTTAGCTGCCTTTGTAAGAGTGATTGAGGTGTTGATTGAATCATTCGACCCAGACAACGTCACTGTTCCAGTCTTAGTCGTATATCCAGCCGCACTCACTGAGTAACTTAACGTTCCTGCTACAATTCCAGTTTTTGAAGCTATTCCTGATGTATTTGTCGTTAAAGTCCCCGTTGCTATTCCAGTTAACGTTATTTTTGCTCCTGAAATAGGACCGTTAGCGTCAGAAATAGTAAATTGTGCTGTATATAAAGCAGTTAAAGCGATATTGATAGTTGATGTACTTGAAATTGTATACGATTGACTAAACGCTTTCCAATATGTACCTGCATCAATTGCTATTGTATGACTTCCGTAAAGTACATTTGATATTGTGATGTTACCAGAAGAATTTGTTGTACCCTTTGATGTGCCATCCAATTTCACTGTGACACCATTTCTATTAACACCCGCTCTTTTAACATTCACAACAAATGTATAATATCTCAAAAGAGCATAAGTTGCACTCTGACTATGAGAACTTCGACTTACAGTTACACTACCAGTAACCAGATTTTGAAATCGTGTAAGTGTAAGAACCTGGTTTCACATTTGAAATTGTAGCAACTCCACTTGAATTTGTCGTACCTGTAAAAGTACCTAAACTTGAGTTGACAAGTTTAACAGTTGCACTACCGACATTCGCACCAGACGTTGTATTTTCTTTAATTGTCGCTGTAAATGTAACCAAATACTGCAAACTTGCATTTACAGTTTGAGCACTCAAACCAACTGTAACATTACCTGACCAAGTTTGATATCCACTTAATTCAACAGTGCAAGCATAAGCTGCTGACTGTGATTGCATTGTTACAGCTAATTGACCACTTGAATTTGTCGTACCCTTTGATACACCAGCAACTTTCACCGTCGCTCCAGAAAGAGCTGTACCAGCGTCATCTTTAGCGACAAATGTAACTGTTACTTGACTGGTTAAAGTAATTTGTTGATTAACGTTTGCACCATTAACTGTTACACTTCCTGATTTAGCTTGATAAGGTGATTTAGCAGTACTACTCCAGTTGTACGTACCATCTATTACATTAGAGAAAATCGCCTGACCACTTGCATTTGTAGTTACAGTTTGATTATTCATAGTAACTGAAATACCAGAAAGAGCTGTGCCAGCATAATTAACAAAAGTCAAAGTAACCGTACTATACTTCTCTAAAGTAACATTAATCGTCTGATTTGCATTAGCAATGTTGAACGAACCAGAAGCTGATCTATATCCACTTAAAGAAGCGGTCCAAGAAACGGTACCGTTTAAAGTCGCGTCATTTTTAGCACTAGCAGCTAAAATCCATTGACCACTTGAATTCGTAGTTCCATTTGCAGTAGAAGTTCCACCAATGGTTTTAACATTACTAATACTAACAGCAGCCCCGTTTAGATTCGTTGTCTTATACTTGACATTGAAAGTGACACCCCAATATTTGTAATTCTGCATTTGTACTTGAACTGTTTTATCTGCAGAACTTATCGTTGTGCTTCCAGGTTGTTGTTTATACCCACTAGCATCTGTCGTGTAAGTATAGTTTCCATTAGGGACATCAACTGAAATATTTCCATTAGAATCTGTCGTACCAGATTTGACTGTCGTACCAGAACTATTCTTGATAACAACAGTAGCTCCACTTAAATTTGCCACACCATTTTTAACATTTAAAGTTAATAACCCTCCATGAACCATAGTTAA